TGTCAAGCGGCTTCTCCGGGAACAACAGGATTTACATTGGTAATAAATGGTGCATCAACTGGGACACTAACGAACTTAGCGGGTGCATATTGGTTTGCGGTAGGACCAGCATAAATTTGACAACACTAGTTAAAAAACAACTATGAGTAAAATAAAGACAGACATCATCGAACCGGTCGGATCAACGATATCCATCAGCGGCAATGCCAGCCTAGTATCGGGCACTATTTCTGCAAACGGATATCGCCCGTTGGTACAAATATTCAGATTCGTCGGTGATGGTTATGCTAGTTCCGCCCTGCAAGATATCTAAAACACACATACCCAACTGGCAACAACCGTAAATCTGCACCATAGCGAAAGAAACCAATGAGTACCATCAGAGCAACCAACATCCAACCACAGAGCGACAGCGATCCTCTTGTCTTTTCCACCAATGCGACGGAGAAGTTGCGTATTCCTTCCACCGGTGCAATTAGTCTCACGGGCGGTGCTACCCTAAGTGGAGGCTTGAGTGTCACGGGAAATGTGTCCACAAGCGGCAATCTGACTTTGGGAAGTGCAACTCTTTCCACTCCTAGCGGAAATGCACCACTATATGGGGCACGGGCTTGGGGACAAATTTCTCATACCTCTACTCAATATGGTCAAAATTTTACTGCAACTGTGTCTTCTGGCGTTTATACAGTAACCTTAACAACACCGATGCAAGACACCAATTATGGTGTAATTGCAACCGCTATTGGTACTATACAAACCTGTGCAACAATAGTAAACATAACTAGCGCAAGCCAATTTACAATTAGAGTATTTGGCGGAACTGATAATTTGAGAACAGATAAAAGTGTTATGTTTGCTGTATTTGCGTAAAATCCATGCTTTAGACAAGCAGTAAATTTATCCATAACACCCAATGGCAACAACCGTAAATCACGACATGGATCAAGGAACGAACTTTGCGTTCACGATACTCGCAAAGGATGGAAACAACATTCCCATCGATCTCTCGTCGGGCTATACGGCACACGCACAGATGCGGAAATACTACAGTTCCTCGTCCTATGTGACCCTTACGGCATCAATCACAGGAACAACAGGCAACATCACGGTTTCCCTTGGTCCGACAGCAACCGCAGCCATCAAGGACGGAACATGGTTCTACGATGTCGAACTTCATTCCAACAACGGATCAACCGTACAGAGAGTCGTTCAGGGAATGATCACAGTATATCCTGAAGTAACAAAGTTGTAACAAACACAGCCCTTTATCATGGCATCCATAGCGGGACCAAGAATAATAGAAGATGGCCTGATACTTCATCTTGATGCGGCAAATCCAAGAAGTTACCGTGGCCCTACGGCATTCAATGCTATAAACAGCGCCGTGAATTCATTCCCGATGACTGGGAATTCTTGGGACACATTTCAAGTAAACCAGTACAACAGCAATCAATATTTCTCCATAGGTGGGGTGCAAGATATCACAAACAACATTGTGACGATGACCGGGCCGCATCCTCTGCGTACATATGATGCAGTCCGTCCACAGACTAGCGGCGGGGGAGTCACGGCAGGGATCGATTACTTCGTCAAAAAGATAAGCGCAACAGCCTTCAGTCTTCATACTTACAGCAATGTGCAGAATGGAACATTGGGGTTTTCGGTTCTTGATCCCATATCAAACGACCAACGACAATCACTCACGGCAACAAACTTTCCGACGATGTGGTGGGGAGCGCCACACCTTCCCAACTCCGACACAATCAAGACCATACTTCCAAGAGGATTCGATCTTGAAGGAAGAGTGCATGATTGTGTTCGCATCAACTGGTTCCGTCCCGATGGAGTCGGCTGCTATCTGACAAGAGGAGGAATGGCATATGGCGTAACCCCTGTCCTAGATGCGGGAACCACATATACATGGTCTTTCTATCACAAGGCAGGAAATGAAAGAAGTCTAGGTCAGACAGGGCAATTCCAGATATATTTCAGCAGCAATGCAACATCAAGATTTGCTAGTTTCGTGCCCGGAGCGCAATGGAATCGTCTTTCGTTTTCTGCCCAAACTCCAGGAATAACATCATCTACCATCCTGATGTATTGGTTCACAAGCACGGGAATATCGATAACATCAGGACTTGCCTACGACATAGCGGAAATACAGGTAGAAAAGAGACTAGATTCTACTCCATTTCTTCCAACAACAAGAGGAAGCACGGCGGGTTCGGGAGGCGGATTCAATGATCTTACGCCAAGCAACAATCAACTTGAGGTAGTGAATGGAAGCGGGTACACGGCACAGACCGGCGGTGGAATTGTCCTTGATGGAATTGATGACTACATCATCACCACGGAAGCAAAGGGTCTTCCTTTAGGGAACAGCAGCAGAACTATTTCGATATGGACAAAGTTTTCTACACTCAAGAACAATTTTGTGCAACTTGGTAGCGCACCAGATCAAAGGTACATATTTGAATGTGCTGACTTTTCTGGCACGGTATATCTGTTTACCGATGGGGTAAATGGAGGAAACAATATAGTCATCAGCGGTTCGGAGATTCCTGCATTGAATGTGTGGAACAATCTTGTTTTCTCGAATAGTGGACAAAATTGGAAATACTACATCAACGGCTCGTTGGTTAAGTCGGGAACATTCCCGATAACTCTGAATACCGGAGGCAACAAGATATTGGTGGGTGAACGGGACGATATCTCATATGACAACATGAACGGAACGATTTCGATGGTGTCAATATACAACAGGGCGTTGTCTGATGGGGAAGTCAAGCAGAACTTCAATGCATCAAGAAAGAGGTTTGGAATCTGATGGCTCTTTCGCATGGCCCAAGACCAATCACCGATGGACTTGTTGTCTCCCTAGATGCAGCAAATCCAAAGTCATATCCCGGCGCTGGCTCAACTTGGTATGACATCAGCGGAAACGGAAACAACGCAACCTTGAATTCCGCTGCTTTCAATGTGACCGGAAACTATTTCGAGAACTCTGGGGCGACATCAAATTTTTTCCATCTAATCATATCAAACAGCACGACATTGCAAAATGCATTCGAAAGTCGTTATGGTGGTTGGACAATTGAGGAAACAATCTGGACCAACAGCGTTACATATCCTGAAGCCGATGCAGGAACCGTCGTGTCCTCAAACGCATATGGAGTGGGAGCAACAGGATTCGATTGGAACCACGGAATAGGGTTGACGGGATTTAGGTTTGGCATGGGAGTGGGCAATTCCGCAACCTATAGTGTAACCAATGACATAACAATTCCATCTCCATATGATCGGGCAAACATATGGAGAGTGAGATGCATGGTATGGGATCGATATCTCAACCAGAACAGATTGTACATAGACGGAAATTTGATTGGTTCGGGTTCATCGATTGCCGTTCAAGGCTTGTCCGTCTATGACGGAGGAGGAATGTCGATAGGAACCTTGTATGGATGGAAGCACTATGGCAGGCGAGCAACATTCAAGGTTTACAACCGCGTACTGACATCCACCGAAATAAAGCAGAACTACAGAGCCTTGGGAAGGCGGTTTGTTCAGTAATGGGAATTGCGTACAACACTAGGATAGTGACCAATGGATTAATTCTGTGCTTGGATGCTGCAAACAGAAAAAGTTATCCCGGCAGCGGGACAACTTGGTTTGACTTGAGTACAAATTCTCTTGCTGGTAATTTTGTCAATGGTGTTGCATTTGACCCTGCAAATGGAGGCAGTATTGCCTTCGATGGAGCCAATGAGGCAGTTACATTCCCAATGTCAACATTACGGCCTACTAGTCAAATAACGCAGGAATGTTGGTTTTCGATATCTCAAAATCAATTTCAGGTATTCATTGGCGCTCAGAGAGGAAGTAGTTTTGACAATTCTTATGTACTTTGGTTAAATGGTGCAAATGTATTGGCGGCAGGGATCAATCCTGGAGGTCCAGAAGGGAGCATAAATTTAAACTATCAAACCATAAATTTTACGCTTTCGACAAATAGATACTATCATTTTGTACACACTTACAATGGTTCTACTCAGCAAATCTATATGAATGGAGAAAGTGTTTTTTCTTGGGCGACTACTGGTTCTTTGGTTTATGACAACTTGAACACTTTGCTTGCAATAGGAAATGACTGGGGTAGCGGATACGATCAGGGTCTTAACTCTGGTTGTAGGGGGAATCTACCTATAGTTAGGATATACAACAGGGCATTGACTCTTTCGGAAATCCGACAAAACTTCAACGGCGTTAGACGAAGGTTTGGCATCTAGTGGACTTGAAAAGAAATTCAGCAACATTTATAGCATGAGTCAACATCATTGCTAAATACACCTGACCGTTAAACATGGAGATTCAAAATGACGATCACGATTGAGCAGACCACACCTTCCGCCGTAGTTTCCGCCACGGCTCCCGCAACCACCAACAAGAAGACGAAGACTGTCACGCTGTGCATGATCGTGAAGAACGAAGCACGGGTGATTGAGCGTTGCCTTGCTTCGGTGCTTCCCATCATCGACCATTGGGTCATCGTGGACACGGGTTCCACGGACGGAACGCAGGAGAAGATCCTGAAGTTCTTTGAGAATGTCGGCATCCCCGGCGAACTGTACGAGCGTCCGTGGAAGAACTTCGGGCATAACCGCAGCGAGGCACTTCAACTGGCCAAGGACAAGGCCGATTATTCCTACATGATTGATGCCGACGAGGTTCTTGTCTTTGAACCCGGCTTTGATCCCGACAAGTTCAAGGAAACACTCAACGCCGACCTGTACAACATCTTTGCACTCTACGGCGGGACTCGCTATCACCGTCCGCAGATGACGAGCAACAAGAAGAACTTCTACTACCGTGGCGTACTTCATGAGTATGTCGATTGCCATGATCCAATCGAAACCCGAGACTTTGCCCGTGGCTTCATGAACACCCCTATTCAGGACGGCAATCGCTCAAGCATGGAGAAGAAGTACGAGCGAGATGCAGAGGTTTTCGAGGAAGCACTCAAGGGTGAGGTCGATCCCAAGGACTTCAACCGCTATCACTTCTATCTTGCACAGTCCTATCGCGACTCGCAGCAATGGGAGAAGGCTCTTGCTGCCTACATGAAGCGGGCGGAACTTGGCGGATGGAACGAGGAAGTATTCTACTCGCTCTATCAGGCAGGACGCATCATGGAAGTTCTGAACAAGAACATCGATGACATCATCAAGGTGTACTTCAATGCCTATCAGGCGGCTCCCTATCGTGCAGAGAGCCTTTGGGCCGCTGCCCGTCTTTGCCGCATGAACATCCGTTTCGATCAGGCATATACCTTCGCAAAGCAGGGACTCAAGTGCCGTTGCCCCGAAGGTGCCCTGTTCATCGGTGCCCCGATCTACGAGTGGATGTTGCTTGACGAGTTCGCCATCGCCGCTTACTGGACAGGTCATTTCAAGGAGTCTCGAATGGCTTCGATTCAGTTGCTCAACAGCAACAAGTTCCCTCCCGATCAGAAGGAGAGAATCGAGATGAACCTCAAGTTTGCAACCGAAGAACTGATGAACGGAGGCTGATTTGCCTTCCTTTCCCGGTCATTTGATCGGCTCCTCCACCAAGGAAACCAACTCCATTCGGTCAACGGTTTCCTTGGGCAAGCCCGCACCTTTCGCTTCCGGCATAGTGGTCTGTGTCGGAAGCGATGGTGTTTTGCGGCCATATGGCAGGAGAAAGAGCAGCGACCCCATTCTCGGAGTGGTAGAAAGGATTCATCCGCCCATGAACACGGAAGTTGATGTTGTGCATCATGGAATCGTGCATCTTGCTTTTATTGAAAATGGCAAGACTTATTATCTTCAGGATGATGGTTCCTTGGCAACCAAAGGACATCTTCCTCTTATTCGCGGCATCGGTGAGGGCAAAGGAATGTTCTCCATTCCACATGAGGGCGTGGGTGCGGGAGTTCCCACGGGAACCATGATGCAAATATGGTCTGATGTCGTTCCCTTGGGATGGCTTGAGTGCAATGGTTCCTTGGTGTCTGCCAAGCACTATCCTGCATTGTTTGACAGCACAAGAAGTCTCCGTGGAAGCATTCGTCTTTCCGTGATTACTGGTTCACATTCCATGCTTTCGCTTTCCTATAACGGGTCCATCCCCGAAGGAACAATTCTGACCATCCCCTTGCATGGAACCGTGCAAGTCCTGTCCTGCAAGGATGGAATGATTGTAGTCACATCGGAGAAGGAATTCTCTTGGCTGTCCTGTGCGCCAAACGCCAAGCATGAATTGGTATGCAACGATCCTAACCTGTTCTTCCTGCCAATACGGTCGGAACCACCGTACAAGTGGATTGTTAAAACCTGACCCATCGATTTCAAAGTCTAAATAGCATCGGAGGATTCCGATGGCTGTAGTAAACACTAGGCAGAAACTTGTGGATTATTGCCTGCGCCAACTTGGTTCGCCGGTCGTTCAGATCAATGTTGATGACGAGCAGATCGATGACCGTGTGGACGATGCCATGCGCTTCATGTCGGAATACCATTTTGATAAAGTTGAAAGAGTCTACCTGAAGTACAAGTTGACTCAGGCAGACATCGACCGCAAGTACCTGTTGCTCGAAAGCGACAACACCGAGAGCCTTTCCGCCGATGATCGTTTGCAGACAATCACCGAGGAAGGGCAGTCCGGCACCGTTCCCATCGACAACCTGATTACGAGCGTCACCCGAATTTTCCATATCTCGCAGCAGACCATCGACATGTTCGATGTTCGCTATCAGTATGCCCTGAACGATCTTTATACATTCGGAACCATCGATCTTGTGCAGTATGACATAACGCAGCAATACCTGTCCTTGCTGCGAATGTTCCTGTCTCCCGACAAGCAAGTGGAGTTCAGCCGTGTTACCAATCGTCTTGAAATTCACATGGATTGGAAGATCGTCAAGCCGGGTGGATATCTGATCATAGAATGCTATCGAATCCTTGACCCCCGTGTATACCCCGAGATATACGAAGATCGTATGCTCAAGAAATACCTGACATCTCTAATCAAGAGACAATGGGGCATCAACATGAGCAAGTACAGCGGAATCAAGTTGCCCGGTGATGTCACCCTTCGTGGCGTTGACATCGTGAACGAGGCACAGAAGGAAGTGGACGAAATCGAAAAGGAAATCATAGCGAAGTACGAACTTCCTGTTGATTTCATGATGGGATGACATGGCACTAAATCCATACTTCAACAAGTTCAACAATCTTCCTGAGCAAAACCTCATCGAAGACTTGACTATTGAGGCCATCAAGATACATGGCATCGAGATGTACTACATCCCGAGAACCATGTTGCACAAGGACGATTTGTTTGGCGAAGCGCCGTATTCACGCTTCGCATCATTCAAGATGATAGAGATGTACATGGATACGACAACCGCCTTTGAAGGCGGAGACACCTTTACGAAATTTGGCTTTGAAGTGAGAGACAGCGTGAAGTTCACGGTTTCCCGCAAGAGGTTCAAGCGGGAGACAGGGATGGCTAGACCCATGGAGGGTGATTTGCTTTTTCTGCCCTTGAACAGAGGTCTGTTTGAGATCAAGTTTGTAGAGCATGAGAACCCATTCTATCAACTAGGCAAACTTCTTTCGTACCAGATGACTTGTGAATTGTTCCAATACAGCGAGGAGAAGATGAACACCGGAATCCCGGCAATCGATGCAGTCGAAGAAGTCGCCTTCAAACTTCAACTCACACTAGGAGCAACAGGTGGAACAGGAACTTTTACAAAAGGCGATCTCGTTTACCAGCCTGCGAGTGGGACGACTTCGGGAGTCTTTTCGACGGCGGCTGCAAAAGCAACCGTATATGCTTGGAGTGCGTCAGAACCGACAAACCTTGTTCTTGTGGATCCGGTTGGCGGCTGGAGTCTCACAGGAACAAATCGATTTGTAACCAAGTCGGACAACACAGCATACTACAGAATGGTTGTTGGGGACGAGAAGTTCGGAGAACTCATCGACCATACCAACGAGGCCATTCAGGACGAGGCCGACACCTTCGTCAATTTCAGCGAGAAGCATCCTTTCGGAGAGCCATAAGCAATGTTCAGGTATTTCTACCATGGAACCATCCGAAAGGCAGTAGTTACCTTCGCGAATCTGTTCAACAATATGTACATCGCAAGGTACGACGAAAACAATGTCGAAGTGGAACGAATCAAGGTTCCCATTGCCTACGGCCCAAGACAGAAGTTCATTCGTCGCCTTGAGCGCATCGGCACGGACTTCGACCAAGCCAAGGTGAAGTTGGAAAACTACCTGCCTCGTCTTGCATTTGAGATGCAGAACATCACTTTCGATCCATCCCGAAAGTTGTCTGCCATGAACCAAACAGTAATCTACAATTCGGCAACGAATGCCTTGCGTAGATACGAAAGAGTTCCATACAACCTAGAACTGTCTTTGAGCATCCTTGCCAAGAACACCGAGGATGCATTGCAGATTTTTGAGCAGATCATCCCGTATTTCCAACCCGAATACACGGTGACGGTTGACATGAATCAAACCGACAAGGCGGTATCTGTTCCTGTCGTATTCAAGAACGCCGTGCTTTCGGAAGGAGATGACGGAAGTTACGGAGACTATGGTACGAGAAAGGTCACCATCATGACCCTATCGTTCACCATGAAACTGTATCTCTATGGCCCAATCAGCACACAGGGAATCATCACATCCTCGCAAGTCAACATGTCAAGTACGGGACTTACCTCGGGGTTCGGTCCATCGGGTTCAGGTACATCTGTGGTTTCCAATGCTGTCACGGGAGGGGCTACGGGCTGTGGTGCAACAGGCACCGTCAGCAGCAGCACGAATACATACTAATCAAGGGATTTTATGAATCATGAGTGATGTTGATGATAATCTATCCAATGCATTGAACTTGCCCGAACCAATCAAGGAAACACAAATTGTTCCTCCCGTGGTTGGACCCAAGGAAATAGAGGCACGGGTGGTAAAGCCCGATGCCGAGCGTGACTATGCCGAAGTCAGGCAGAATCTCAAGCGCATCATCGAGAAATCCGAAGAGGCCGTAGAGAACATCCTTGAGGTTGCCGTTGAAAGTCAGAATCCAAGGGCATATGAGGTGGTGGCACAATTGCTTGCGGCATCACTTGAAGCCAACAACAAGTTGATGCATCTGCATCGGCAAATCAAAGACATCAACAAGGAAGAACCGGGCAAGACCACGAATGTGACCAACAACAGCATTTTCGTCGGAAACACGGCAGACTTGCAGAAGATGATTCGCAACCTGAATTCCCCAAAGCAGTTGGAAGAGAAGAAGCCCGACGATGCCTCGTAAGCAAGGAAACACTTACCTTGGCAACCCCCTTCTCAAGGGGCCGAATGTACAGGTACAGTACACCAAGCAGCAACTTGAGGAGTTTGTCCGCTGCTCCAAGGATCCGGTCTATTTCCTTGAACACTACATGAAGATCGTGACCATCGACTCTGGTCCGATGCTTTTCAAGATGTATGAGTTTCAGCGGCAGATCATCAGGGAAATCCATTCCAATCGTTTTGTGATTTCCAAGATTCCCCGACAGAGCGGAAAGTCCACCGTGATGTTGGGATACATTCTGTACAGCATTCTGTTCACTCCCAACTACAAGGTGGCAATCCTTGCCAACAAGTTGAAGACCGCTGGTGAATTGCTGAACCGTCTGAAGTTTGCGTATGAGAATCTTCCCAAGTGGTTGCAGCAGGGTGTAATTGAATGGAACAAATTGAGCATCACCTTGGAGAACGGGTCGAAGGTCGTGTCTTCTGCAACGAGCGCATCTGCCGTCCGTGGAGACAGTTTCAACTTCCTGCTGCTTGACGAGTTTGCCTTCGTTCCTCCGAACATTGCCGAAGAGTTCTTTTCGTCGGTGTATCCAACCATCTCGTCGGGAAAGACATCCAAGGTGGTCATTGTTTCCACGCCATGCGGCATGAATATGTTCTACAAGTTGTGGAAGGATGCCATTGCCAAGCGAAACGAATACATTGCCGTTGAGGCGCATTGGTATCAGGTTCCCGGTCGTGACGAGAAGTGGAAGGAAAGCACAAAGAAGAGCCTTTCCTCTGAAAGACAATGGCTTCAGGAATATGAATGCGAATTCCTTGGCTCTGAAGACACCCTCATCAAGCCTGCGAAGATATCGTCATTGGCATACGAGAAGCCAATCTTTCAAAATGAGGAAGGGCTTGTTGTTTATGAAGCACCCATCAAGGATCACATCTATGCAATGTGCGTTGATACTGCCCGTGGGCAGGGTCAGGACTACCATGCCCTCACCGTGGTTGATGCGACAAATATTCCCTACAAGGTAGTTGCCAAGTTCAGGAACAACACCATGCCCGTCATGGTATTTCCCAATCTTATTGAAGTTGTGGGTAATCGATATAACGAAGCATACGCCCTCATCGAATTGAACGACACCGGACAACAGGTTTCCGACATTCTGAGAGAAGAACAGGAATATGAAAATCTCATAACCATCACAGTCAAGGGAAAGAAGGGACAGAAAGCAGGCGAAGGATTCGGTGCAGGAAGGGTGCAGTACGGCATCAAGATGTCCATACAGACAAAGAAGACGGGATGCCTTGTCCTCAAGGAGATGATCGAAGGAGATAAGATCATCCTCAACGACTTTGACATCATTGCCGAACTTTCCACCTATATCGCCAAGGGTGCCGCTTACGAGGCAAGTTCGGGCTACAACGATGACCTGATATCTACCCTTGTTATGTTTGGTTGGTTGACTACGCAGCCATATTTTAAGGATTTGGTGAATACCGACATACGCCGCAAACTGTTTGAAGACAAACTCAAAAAGTTAGAAGATGACCTCGTTCCGTTTGGCTTCTTGGAGATGGGAATGGACGATGATCGTAGCGAGGACGAGATCGAATTGTCCCGAGAACTTTCACCAAAGCAGAAGCGATTGCAGGAGAATGACCCGTTCATGGACGAGGACATCATTCCAAGGGGTAACTGGTAGAAATGCTAAATACCTCCGTTCGCATCTTTTCAATAATCACAGGAGACAGCGCACATGGCATTTCAACTTAGCCCCGGTGTGTCAATCACAGAGAGAGACTTGACCACAATCATCCCTGCCGTTGCGACTACGAATGCAGGCTTTGCAGGTTACTTCCGGTGGGGTCCAGCCGATCAGCGAGTGGTTGTGAGTGATGTTTCCAACCTCGTCCAACTCTACGGAACGCCCGACGACAACAACTTCAAGCATTGGTTCAGCGCCGCCAACTTCCTTGGCTACGGCAACAACCTTCAGATCGTTCGTGCCTGCCACACCGGTGCGGCCAACGCAAGCCAGACTACGGGTGCTGCTTATCTTCCCAACAACGAGTCCGACTTTGCTGGTACTTCTACAGCCATCTACGGAATGTTTGCTGCCCGTTATCCGGGTCAACTTGGAAACAGCCTTGCCGTGGAAATCTGTGGAGCCGATGCTGGCGTGACTTCGTTCAATACTTGGACTTACTCGTCTGAGTTTGACGGTAAGCCCTCTACCTCGTTCTTTGCAGAAAATTCGCTTGGTCTGACTCAGGCCAACGATGAATTCCACATGGTGGTTCTTGACCGCCTCGGTCGCTTCACGGGAGCCGTGAATACGGTTCTTGAGCGTTTCGCCGGTCTTTCGATTGATCCTGCCGCAGTTGCACAGGATGGAACCTCGATGTACTTCAAGGCAAAGATCAACAATGAATCAAAGTATCTTGTTGCTCTTGGGTCGATCACCACTCTTGATGGCACAGCCTTCAAGATTAATGGTGTGACTGGTTCGGGTGTGACTGGCTGGAGTGGTTCAGGCACATGGGCCTACAATTCGACCGACTACACCTCCAACCGTTATGACACGGGTTCGGGTGCAGGAGCCACCGGTGGCGTGTTCCGTGTAGAGTTCCAGGGTGGTACGGGAGAATGGGATTCGACCGGCAACCGACTCTTCACCGAAGGCTACGGATATCAGTTGTTTGCTGATGCCGATACTTCCAATGTCTCCCTGCTCATCGGTGGGCCTCTCACCGCCAGCACGGTAAACAGCCTAGTAACGATTGCCAATGACCGCAAGGACTGCGTTGCCTTCGTATCTCCCGAGATCAACAATGCCTCGGTATCCGAAGCATCAAAGTTGGCAGCAGCCAAGACTTTCCGTGATGCTGTAGGAAACTCCTCCTACACGGTCATCGACACGGGCTACAAGTATCAGTACGATTCTTACAATGATACCTACCGCTATGTCCCGCTGAACGGAGACATCGCCGGTCTGTGCGTCCGTACCGACCTGACCAATGATCCTTGGTACAGCCCCGCCGGATTCAACCGTGGCGTGATTCGCAACACGATTCGTCTTGCTTATAACCCAAACAAGACCCACCGTGACGAACTTTATAGTTACGGCATCAACCCCGTGATTACCCTGCCCGGTGAGGGAACCCTTCTGTACGGCGACAAGACCGCACAGACCAAGCCCTCGGCATTTGACCGCATCAATGTCCGTCGTCTGTTCATCGTCCTTGAGAAGGCCATCGCAACGGCTGCCAAGTACAGCCTATTCGAATTCAACGATGCCTTCACACGGTCGCAGTTCCGTTCGATGATCGAGCCGTTCCTCCGTGATGTTCAGAGCCGCCGTGGCATCACCGATTTCTTGGTGAAGTGCGACGAGTCCAACAACACTTCGGAGGTCATCGACAGCAACCGCTTCGTCGCTGACATCTTCGTCAAGCCTGCCCGTAGCATCAACTTCATCCAACTCAATTTCATCGCCACTAAGACCGGAGTATCGTTCACCGAAGTAGGTGGATGATAACCGATAAATAAGGCAAAGGAGACACATCGATGGCATATAGCCAATTCAGCCTAGACGCTTTCCGAGCGAACCTTATCAATGGTGGAGCGAGAGACAACCTTTATCTCGTCACGGGTTCATTCCCAAATGGCGGAAGCCGTTCGATCAATGCTGCGGCAGGAATTGCAGGAGCAATCTTCGGAACTGCTGCTGCCGGTGCCGTGTCTGCGGTTGGTGGGTTGGTAAACAATGGAAATGCAAACGGTCAGATCACCTTCCTGACGAAGGGTGCCAAGATTCCGGCTGCCAAGATGTCCGAGGGGACAGCCAACTTCATGGGTCGTACCCTGAAGTTCCCGGCTGACAGGACTTTCGACAACTGGACAATCAATGTCTACAACGATGGTTCCTACAACCTTCGCAAGGCATTCGAGTCTTGGTCGAACCTGATCAACACCTATGCAAGCAATGTTGGTCCCAACAACTTCAATTCCTTCTTGATGGACTGGTCCGTACAGCCCCTCACTCGCGAAGGAAACGCAATCTGCACCTACAAGTTCATCGGCTGCTATCCTGCAACCGTTGGAGAAGTGAACCTGTCCTTCGAAGCAAAGAATTCGATTTCGGAGTTCCAAGTCGATCTGTCGTATCAATACTACGAACTAGTCGGAACAACCACCTGATAGTCAGGCAACAAGGAGAGATTTAAACTATGGAGTTGTTTGGCTTCAAACTTGAACGGTCACCGAAGCAGAAGAGCGATTTCAAGGCACTAAAGTCATTCGTAGTCCCAACTACGGATGACGGTGCCATTCCGGTGGAGGCTGGTGGCTTCTACGGGCAATATGTCGATCTTGACGGTTCTGTACGCAATGACTTTGAACTGGTTGCCAAGTATCGCGAAATGTCCATGGACCCGATCTGCGAGATCGCCGTCGATGACATCGTGAACGAGGCCATTGTGACCGAGCCGGGAAAGATGCCGATCAAGTTGGCATTCATAAACGACAAGACCATTTCGCCAAAAATCAAGAATAAGATTGAGGAAGAATTCAAGAATCTTCTTCGGTTGATGTCCTTTGATACAAAGGGGTATGAAGTCTTTCGCCGTTGGTATGTTGATGGAAAGATTTACTTTCACATCATCGTTGACGAGGAGAAGCCAGAGAAGGGAATCCTTGAACTTCGCTATGTTGATCCCCTGAACATTCAGAAGATCCGTGAGTTCAAGAAGGAAACCCGTCCTGATGGAACCAAGTTAATCACGGGATTCCGCGATTTCTACCTCTACAACAAGGACAATCCCCGTGTGGGATCGGCGCAAGGTATCAAGATCAGCGACGATGCAATCGCATTCTGCTCTTCTGGTCTGTTTGACAGCCGCTATCGTCGCACCGTGGGATTCATGCATAAGGCAATCAAGCCCCTGAATCAGTTGCGAATGATGGAAGATGCCGTAGTCATCTATCGCATCTCCCGGGCACCTGAGCGCAGGATTTTCTACATCGATGTCGGAAACCTTCCCAAGACAAAGGCTGAAGCCTATGTCAAGGACATCATGAACCGATATCGCAACAAGTTGGTCTATGACGCAACCACAGGCGAGATTCGCGATGACAAGAAGTTCCTCTCCATGCTTGAGGACTATTGGCTTCCTCGTCGCGAAGGCAGCAAGGGAACCGAGATCAGCACCCTATCGGGAGCGCAGAACCTCGGTGAACTTGCAGATATCGTGTATTTCCAGAAGAAACTCTACCGTGCTTTGAATGTGCCCGTGAGTCGCTTGGAACAGGACAGGGGAATTGCCCTTGGTCGTTCGTCGGAAATAAACCGCGATGAACTCAAGTTTTCAAAGTTCGTGACCCGTCTACGCAGCAAGTTCAACGAACTGATTTATGACTTGCTCCGAAAGCAGTTGCTGCTCAAGAATGTCATCACGCAGGACGAATGGCCGAACATCAAGGAGATCATGTTCCTTGACTACCTTAAGGATTCATACTATGTGGAGGCCAAGAACGCCGAACTCCGCAAGCAACGCAACGGCGAACTGAACGATGTTGAAAAATACATAGGTAAGTATTATTCTCACTATTGGGTCCGCACTCAGGTGCTTGGCATGACCGAAGGCGAGATTGCGGAAATGGACAAGCAGATGGCTCAAGAGAGGGACAGCGGGCTTTATACCCTGTCCAACGAACCAGGAATTGTATAAGGAACGCAAATGGAAATCAATCATCTTTCAAACGCTCTTGATTCGGTCAACGAAAAGGATGCTGTTTCCTTCAAGTCCGCCCTTTCTCAGCATTTGAACAACCGTCTTTTCACCGCATTGCAGGCAAGAAAGGCTGAAGTTGCCAAGGAGATGATTGGTGAAAAGTCCGTTGTTTCTGAAGCCAATGTAATCGCTCCTTCTGCTCCCCCTACACAAGGATTTGCAAAGAAGCCCGATGCATTCAAGGTCGATCCCGCCAAGGCAAAAATCGAAATGCAGAAAGCAAAGTCGATGGTCGTGGCCAATAAGGCAAAGATGGCGGCGGTCGATGTCAAGAAGAATGTCCTTGGTCCCAAGGAACTTGAAACCATGCAGAAGCAGATCGCTGCTGTTGCTGACAATAGCGTTGACATCGGATCGCTAAAGCCTGTTCCCGGCGGCTTTGAAGTAAAGAAGGCTGCTGACGGAGGGCTTGATCCAAATCAGGAAAAGGAATACCTGATGAAGACCTTCAATCACAACGGGAAAGTTGTCGAATTGAAGCAAGTCGGCCTTGGGTTCTCCCGTCCGATCCGTGCATACATCGACGGTGTTCGTTGGAATTTCTTCCCGAGCATGGGCAAGGCCATGGAAATGACTAAGGAATACATCGAGATGGAAAGTGGCGCTGCAAAGAAGGAAGAGGTGCAGCAAGATGGGCAATTGGCCGAGAAGGTCGATCTTGACGGCAGAACGAAGATTGTTCGTGATACCGTTGCGAGAATCGAACAGTATCGCAAGTTGCGTTCGGAGAAGACAAAGCCTGCTGTGGAAAACAAGGAAAACAAGTTTGCCGGAATCTATGATGACGGCAGCGGTAAGGGAGCCTTCATTCCGCAACCAATCGACACGGGCAAGCAACATCCGTTCTTCAGAAAGACCGTGACCGAAGGTGTTCTTGACGAATTCAAGTCGATGTTTAAGAAGGAAAACATCACGGTTCGCGAGGGCGACAAGGAAGAGTACGAGCGTTTCTTCAAGGTAGCCATGAAGAAGTTTGGAATCTCAAGCCCCACCGATCTCAAGACCCCCGAGCAAAAGAAGAAGTTCTTCGATTATGTCAAGAAGAACTACAAGGGAAACGATTGATGCCCAAGTCAGTATTCAACTTCAATAGCAAGGAAGTCCTTGATGAGGCAATCGGCTATCTCTTGCCGAGAATGCCGGGTGGCCTGAAAACTACCACGGTAGATGGTGTGAAGTTGTGTGTTGAGGCGAGAGATTCCGGTCATATGGATGAGTTTCGCGAGGAACTGAACAATTTCAAGGAACTTCGCAGACTTGACAAGTTGACCGCAAAGGTGATTTCGACCCTTGCTTCAATCGTCAAGGAGAACAAGAACCACACTCTTCGACTGATGAACGGAGACTTGGTTCGTCTTTCTCCCGACAATGCAAGAAAGATCGTTTCAATTCATGACCAACTTGACCATCGGGAGAATCAGGCTGCTCTTCGCATGATGGTCATCGAAAGCAAGAAATCGCATGAGGCAGCAATTCAGTTCTGCCTAGAAAAGACCAAGGAGACTGAATAATGGCCAACTCATTCAACTACATCGTGAAGACCAAGAATCGTTGCGTGGTTTCCGTCATTGGAGATACCGCCGGTGGAATAACATTTGGAATCAGCGGTCCAGCGTTCACCCAACCCGGCGGTTATCCCGACTTCAACGATCCAAACATCACCAATTCCTCTGCCTGCCTGTCGAGAATCCACTATGGACTCAGCGGTTCTTCCTGCCTGTTGCAGTTCTTGGGCGGAACTCCCGGCAACGCATATGTCCTGACACCGGGAACCACGGAAGTCAACTTTGATCGTATGACGGTTCCAAACAACGCAGTAACGCCAAACGGAATCTTCTCGGTCAATGTCCCTGCGTCCACCGTTGTGACGGCTTATTTGGAATTCACAGCCTTCTAAACAAACGGAGCATACCAACAAATGAAACTGTTCTGCGACCTAAACGAAAGCATCGAAGTCCTGACCGAGGAGACTGCTCCCGGACAGAAGAACTATTACATCGAAGGCGTGTTCCTGCAAGGGGACATCACCAACCGCAACAAGCGCCGCTATCCGATTGAAACCTTGATGAAGGAAGTAAAGCGGTACAACGAGCAGTTTGTCAAGCAGAAGCGGGCTTTCGGTGAGTTGGGCCACCCCGAGGGTCCGACCATCAATCTTGAGAGAGTCAGCCACATGATCACCGAACTTCGCTGTGAAGGCAAGAACTTCATGGGCAAGGCCAAGATCATGGACACCCCATACGGCAAGATTGTAAAAAACCTCATTGATGAGGGTGCAAAGTTGGGTGTTTCTAGCCGTGGAATGGGTTCCCTAGAAGAGCGCAATGGAGTCAATGTCGTAAAGGATGACTTCCAACTTGCAACAGCAGCAGACATCGTTGCCGATCCATCGGCTCCCGAGGCATTTGTCCGTGGGATCATGGAAGGCAAGGAATGGGTATGGGAAAGCGGACGGTTGGTCGAAAAGGACATAGTACAGATCAAGAAGGACATTTTGAAAACCAACTCCCGCAAGTTGGAAGAAGCCAAGATAAACGCATTCAATAAGTTCCTCCGGGGACTTTAACCAAAGTATAAATAACAAGCACCCTCACTAATCAAGGAGAGAGTTCATGGACTCATTCAAGAACAACGAAGTAGAGGAAATCCTCGAAGAGGAAATCCTCGAAACCGAAGAGCAGACCGACGAGGCCACCAACGAGGCTGACGAAGCCATCGAAGAGGCCACAGATTCCGCATCCAAGCAGAAGTCCAATGTGGCTGCTGCCAAGCAAATGGGTCAGGGTGCTGCCGTTGGTGCTGCTTCCCTCCCCAAGGAGTCCCCCAAGTACAAGGGACTCTACAAGGACGGCACAGGCAAGGGTGCAATCATCCCTGAGCCAATCGACACCGATGATGTCGAGGGTGATGCCGATGTTGCTTCCAACGAGAAGCAAATGAAGAATGTGGACAAGAAGCGTATGGCCAAGGAAGATGTTGCCGTACACATGGATGCCATGTTCAACGGCGAAGAACTCAGCGAAGAGTTCAAGACCAAGGCTTCCACAATCTTCGAAACCGCCGTCAACGAGCGCATCGAAGCCATTGCCGAGGAACTTGAGACTGAATTCGAGACTCGTCTTCTGTCCGCACAGGAGCAGATCAAGAACGAGTTGACCGAGCAGTTGGATTCCTACCTCTCCTATGTAATCGAAGAGTGGATGGAAGAGAACCGCCTCGCCGTGGAGAAGGGCATTCGCAACGAAGTCACCGAGCAGTTCATCGAAGGTCTTCGTTCGCTCTTCCTACAGCACAACATCGAAGTTCCTGCTTCCAAGGTTGATCTTGTCGATGAGATGGCCGAGAAGGTCGAAGAACTCACCGGCAAACTCAACGAAGAAATTCAGAAGAATGTCGAGATGTCCAAGACTGTCGGTCAGTTGCGCCGCAGCGACATCCTTGACGAACAATGCGATGGTCTTGCCGATACGCAGAAGGAGCGTTTCAAGAAGTTGGCCGAGGGCGTAGCCTTCGAAAGCGAAGATGATTACCGCAGCAAGTTGGAAATCATCCGCGAGTCCTACTTCGGCGTTGGCTCGACCGAGACAGACTCGGAGGGCGGCGAAGAGACAGTTGCTGAGGCTTCGGATGAAGTTGGCGACAGCATCGACGGTGATGATGTTGCTGCCGAGCCAAAGGAAACCATCAGCGAGTCGATGAGTGTGTACGCAAAGGCACTCTCGCGACTCAATCGTAAGTGATCAAAAACAGTTGATTTCTAAATAATGAGTCAGTAAATTCAGTTAGCACTTTCAATCAAAAATTAACCTGTCACAGGAGACAAAAATGGACTTGACAATTTCCGAAGCACTACAGAAGAAGTGGAAGGCCATCGTTGAACACGCTGACCTCCCTGAGATCAAGGATTCGTGGCGCAAGACCGTCACGACTCAACTCCTTGAGAATCAGGAGCAG